GTTACCATTTGATTTCATTCAGACTTTTAACCTCCCCCTCCTTGCCTCTTCTGCCGTCTTCATTCGATGACATGATCTGCACAGTCCTTGGGTATTGTCTTCGGTGTCTGTTCCACCACTTGCTAGGTTGATGATGTGATCCCGCTCGGTAGCCAGTGTTATCCTTCCTTCTGCTTCACACATGGCACACAATGGCTTGGCGTAAAACAGTGCCGCTCTCATTTCAGTAAGCCGCCTTCCTCTTACTCGCTGTTCTTGCGTTTCTTTCTTCTTACGCTTCCAGCCTGCTGATGTGTCATGTCTCTTGTGTTCCTCACACCAGCCGGGTTTGGCTATCAAGGCTTTGCAAGAAGGGAATTTACAGATTGACTTGGCACGAGCAGGCATAAAAAAAGCCAGCGCTTGGCTGGCCCGGTAATCTGGTATTGCAGTGCGTACTTCGGCTACTACTACAGTTGACAAGTATATGGTATAGATATACTGATCCTAAAGCGTTTTTTCCTGTTTTTTATTCTGCGCTAACTCTTGCTGCTTCCCTGTATCGGTTAGCCTGATCGTGCATTCTTGCCAGTTCACTAACCAGCAACTGATGACCATGCATCACATTGATAGTGTACGTCTGTCTTGTTGTTCCGGTTCTCTTTCCAAACCATTCCAGCGATCTTCCCTCATACTGCCAGAACAATTCTACTGCTTGCCTGTATCGTATCTGCAACTTACCCAATGCTTTACTTGTATCTTCTGCTTCACCTAACGTAATCGGCGCTCTAGACGTGTATCCATCTGATGATCCGCCACCTATATCCTGATAGATACCACTAATAACGCTGTCATATCCTACACCTGAATTGCTCCTTGCCCAGTTCCTCATGCGTATGATGAAACCTTCAGATAGTTCAGAATAGACTTTATTAGTCATTACAGTACCTTATTAAATAGATGTGGATACATCAGCCTGACCTGATAGATAGCGTCACGAACAATGCATTCACGTACTGGATGATCCTCCGGCTTACCGGTCATAGCCGCCCGTCTTGCTGCCACTCTCAGTATTTCTACCGCATCATCTGGCAATTGCCTGCTTACAAGTTTTGATATCACCAGTTCTCCATATATTGGTTTACTAACTCCATAAGGTGATACTCTGTAGCTAATCCATTCGCAGCAAGAAACCGCTTTGTTCCTCCATGAAATCCTGTTGCGCCTCTATGATGTTCTGGACACAATGGCGCGATCATGTAGTCGCTACGCTTTCCCGATCCTTCGGCAATGTGATGTATTTCTGCAGGTGTGTGGTATCCGTGCTTCCGGCAGATGACACAGCCAATATCTGCTACCTTGGACATGTAGCGCTTTTTGTGCGTCATAAGATTACCCTTTCACACACAGAACCTGCTTCAGTCTGTGCAACACATCCACAAGATCAGACTGATGTTCCATTACCACATCAATATCTTTATAAGCACTGGGTATTTCATCCACAACGCCCTTGTCTTTTCGGCAGATAACGCCATCTGTCTGCTTCACAAGATCCTCTGCCGTAAATCTCTTTTCTGCTTCCGTCCTACTCATCTTCCTGCCAGCACCATGCGAACATGATGTAAAGCTTTCCGTATTGCCCTTACCTTTAACAATGTAGCTTCTTGCCCCCATGCTTCCGGGAATAATACCCACATCACCATCACGCGCCCTGATTGCTCCCTTCCGTGTTACCCATACGTTTTCATTGAAATGATTCTCTCTTGCCACATAGTTGTGATGGCAATTAACCGCTTCCGTTGTGACAGTAAATGACGGCAAATGCGTTCTTAATACCTTTAATACCAGATCAAGCATTGCCTTCCGGTTAGCTTCTGCAAAATCCTGCGCCCATGAAACAGCCTTTATGTAGTCCTCAAAGTGTTCGGTACCTTCCGGGAAGTAAGCCAGATCATTGTCTGGAAGGTGAATCATCCAGCGCTCCATGTCCTTTTTTGCTAACTCAATGAAGTAACTAGCCAGAGCATTTCCGATTCCCCTACTTCCAGAGTGCAGCATCACCCATACCTGATCAGATTCATCCAGGCACACCTCGATAAAGTGATTACCACCGCCAAGCGTACCCATCTGATTCATCCACTTGTTACACCTTTTCAATGCCTTTAGTAATTCTGGATGACGGTCAGTCATTTCCTTCAATCCTGCATAAAACGGACTAACAGCATCAATCAGCATACGATCATCAGGATGCTGGTATCTTCCAACCGGAACTGCTCTGGTTATTTCATGAAAAACATTCTTCAATGATTCCTCATCCAAATCATTCGCAGTCAGAGACAACCGGCAAGCAACCATACCGCATCCGATATCTACTCCAACAGCAGCAGGTATGATTGCCTTGTGAGTAGCGATCACCGATCCGATAGTTGCTCCTATCCCGTAATGCACATCCGGCATGGCAGAAACGTGATGATGGATGAATGGCAGACTGGCTATATTCTCCAACTGCTTCTTCGATTTCTCGTCAGCATCGTCAGTCCAGATCTTTACCGGCACTCTCTGCGATAAAATCACCTCTTTGACTGGCATCATATATCTCCTTTTTTGTCTGTTTCGAGATCGGAAACAGTCACATACGCACCATCTGCATTGTTTGAATACAGTTTCTTGGCATAAACGATAGACACCTGCGAATCGTCTTCCCACGCCACGCCATTCATGCCATCCTTGATTGCTTTAACAAGATTATCCAGATCAGGCGTAGCCGTATGCGCTAACGGAACCATTTCCTTCTGTTTCTTCGTCCAGCTTTTCGGTACAGCAAACCTGAAGATAATCTCAAGAGATACCGGGCCAGTTAGCTGCTTAACTTTCGCTCTAGCCATAGCCTGCTTGCATATCAACCCAACACATGCCTCGTAAGTGCTGGTTGTTGCATCAGAATAAATAAATGGCTTTCCTTTCTTCTTACCTATAGCAGCCCTGCCCCTTGCCTTTGCTACAGGTTTTCCCGGAACGAAAAAGGTAATCATCTATTCCTCAGCGTTGCGTTATTCTTCAAATCTTCCGCGATCATTGCTATAGCCCGGTTATTCGTTCCGATCAGTTCACAGTGCGCCTGACAGACTTCTCCATGAATGTACTGGAGCGCGTCCCGCCGAAAATTCTTGTTAAGCAATACATCCATCACTGCCTGTACGTTAATTTCCACCAGAAGCCTTCTGATCGGATCTGGTGTGCCTTCCCTGATATACTCAGATGTGTTGCATATAGCCTGAAAAATCACCCGCCTCAGAACGTGCCTGTTTAATACTGGTTTCACTTCAGATCAGGCATCACGCCTGCCATTTTTTCTATCGTTTCCGCATCCAGATCAGGCCAGTACTTCTGCGCTATGTGATCGCAGAACCTGCCCACAAGCTTCCTGAATTTTTCTTCTTCCATGTTTTTGAAACTGATACTCTCTGGCATCCGTATCGGAATTTCCGGCATTCCCGGAATCAGCCTTGCCATGATTACCTTGCAGCAGATATCACCCTCGATCTGTACACGCTTTATCACGTCATGAGCATCCATGCCTTCCAAGTCGCTGATATTGTCCGCACATATCTTGGCAATGGCGTGCAGATACCGATGCATGGCCACGCTGCGCTTATCACGTACCACGATGTGTATGGTCTGCCCCAATCCAAGCCCGAGCGCGCGCAATTTTTGCCCAGCATCAGCGTCCAGTGGTGTTAACGTACCCTTCCCGACTTTCATTGCCACCAATTCAGACATTTCTACTCTCTCCCGGTCGCGCCGTTTTTTTCTTCGCTTCAACCATAGTCTCTCTAAACCTTTTATGCCATTGTCATCCTGTATCCTGGACGAAATATGGTCTTTTGAGAATATAAACCAACTTCAAAGTCAAAATCTAAACCTTCGTATCATCAACCAGAATCGCTTTTGGTGAGCATGATGCAGCCATCCTCACAAGGAAGGATGCACCTTTACAATTTCGCTCTCGGAGCCGCAATTGACGCGTCAGTCTTTCGATTCATCGGCACTAACTTCGCCACCGATCCGGGTTTCTCAAATCTTTCCCACAGTACCCGGTTATCCCGTCACCCCTGCCGTTGAGACCCCGACAAGTGACGCGGCTGATTACTCAGCTAACTTCACCATCTGACGTACAGCCTGAACCACGTTAAAGATTCCGCCTGACAAGTGAACATCGTTCCAGTCCTGACCAACGATCTCCGGCATTAAGTAGGGAAGTCCTGTAGACTGCGCGGCGCGCTCTCCCGTACCGGATTTATCGTTATCTGCCGCAACAACATCACCAATCAGCTTGGCAACCTTCACCATGTTTCCTGCTGAAAAACACACGACGATGGACACATCCATACAACCCATCTTTACTGCTTTAGCGAGTGACAAGCCAGTGGCATACCCCTCGCACAAAATATTTACCTTGCCACGACCAATGCGATGCACTGCGTACTCAGCCCTCATGCATGGTGCAAAACGCTTGTGGAACATGCCTTCTTCTTCGGATATGTACTGACACCCTGTCAGTTCATCGGCGGCTACGGAGTACATTGGAATAACAAGGAAAGAACGGTTCTCTGTAGTGATAACCAGCCCCTTTTCATCTTTGAAACCTTTTTCTTCCAGATAGGAATGTTCTAGCAACTCACACGAATTAAGAACCTTTGCCGCATTGATGGCAGCTTCTCTGCGAGCCTTTGCAATAAGCTTGTCCTGCTCACGCTTCTTCGCTGCCCATGCTGCTTTTTCTGCTGGAGTGAATTCTTTATCACTCTCGAACCATACTGGCTCTTCTGCAAATTCCCAGTTCTGAACCCATCCACCTTTACCATCAAAGCAATACGAACCATTCTTTGTGTTCGGATGCGATTCAGTGCCGCACCGCTTGATGCTCCCAGATGTATCCAGATGACGGATGACTAAGCCGTGACTTTGGGCGAATTGCAGGAAACTCACTTGCGCCCCCTTGCAACACTTCTTGCATATGCAATCTGTTTCTGTTTGATCTTGCCGTATACAAGAGTACTGACAGGCACATGTTCTGCTGTGATAAAATTAAGTGATGACGGTGGCTTTGATCCTGTAATGTCCTGATAGATGTACCAAGCTCGTTTGCTTGCCGTATCTGGATTCCCGTTCAGTCTGGTATAGGTACATACCTGATTCCATATTTCAGATTCATCGAACCCAGTGCGCTTTTTAACTGGAGAAACCTCAATCAGAGTTCCTTCCTCATGATCAATAAGGTTGCGTTTCTTTCTCTCATACCCGCATGACACACAACGCTGGCCGCATGGGCTGTATCCACATTCAGGACACTTCGGCGGATCTTTCTCGTCCATATCCTTTCGGACTTCCTTGTCCATGCGTTCGCCAGCATCAAGTTCACTTATCCCATTGAAATAAATGTCTGCATAATCGTTAGCGAATCTGACAATGTTTCCGCTAAAATCAAGCAGCAAACAATCTTCTTTATTTGAAGCAGAACGCATTCCCCTGCCCCACATCTGAATCGCAGTAGAAAGTGATTTGCGAAGCGGACGGCAATCCATGACGCATGACACGTCAGGCACATCAAAGCCCTTTGCAAGCGCTTCTACGCTTACCAGTACGCGAATTGCACTGTCAGGCTTTCTGAATTCCTTGAGCAGAACATCGCGTTCCGCATCAGTAGTATTCGATGAAAACACAGCGGCCATAACACCGGCCTCGTTGAACTGCTTGCACATGGCTTCGCAGTGACCAATGGTCGCTCCGAATAATATGGACTTTCTTGATTGAGCTACTTTCAACCACTCTTTAACAACGTCACCGATGATCTCCATACCGCGCTTTGCAGCCGCGCCATCAGTCCATTCACCGCCAATAGTCTTGGCCCCTTCCATATTTATCTTCACGCCAGAAAAGACACGCATAGGAACCAACACGCCAGCTTGCGTTAATTCATGCATGGATGACGCGTTCACTACTCTGGAGAATATCTTTCCGAGACCTTTTGAGAATGGCGTTGCACTCAGTCCAATAACAACAGCGCTACACGATTGCACGTGCTCAGTCCATGCTGAATACATCGTATGCGCTTCATCAATGATTATTAAGTCTGCTTCAGGCCATCCACGCCTGGCCAATGTTTGAACACTGCCGATCTGGAATGGAGCGTAAAGATTAGTTCGCCAGTGATTGGCTTGAATGATTCCGTGATTTGTTAATCCATACTTATCAGAAGTATCTGATGTCTGACCGATCAGGGTTGTGCGGTCACAAGCAAAGATGACGCGCTTGTATTTCTTTGTTGCTTCCGCAGCCAGCATCAGTCCTATATATGTCTTGCCTGATCCAGTCGGAGACATAAGCAACTGACAGCGATGGCCATCACGCAAACCATGACGTAGCTTTTCCAGCGCAGCAGCCTGAAACTCACGCGGCGGCGGGAACGATCCATCAATCTGCTGTGTCATGACGGACTCTTGCATGTCTATGCAGCCGCCCTTTTGGTTTCACGCTCCAGCTTTTCAAAACGCGCCTTGTAAGTCTTGGCAGTTCTGATTGCTTCGTTGCGCGCATTAATCAAACCAGTGACTTGCTCGCGCAACATCCTGATTTGCTCTTTCAGGTCTTTATTTTCTTTAACCAGCGCTTCTTCACCTTGCAGACTTGCAATCTGGTACGACTCGTTTTCATCCATCAATTCCTGATAGATACGCATCGTTTCTTCATACTGATATTTATCAATCTCAATCATTTCAGGCTCTGGCCCTTCTGGAGGTTCTTCAGCCCTTTCCACAACATCAATACCGCAAAGCTTTTCCAGAGCCTCTCTATCGTCTTTAGCCTTCTTTTTCTTCGGCTCTTTCTCTTTCACAATCTCCAGAGCCTTCGGAAGACTGATTTCACCCTTGGTTACCTTGGCCGCAAGTTCAGGATCAGCCTTCGCGATTTTGTCGGCATTGCGTTGTGTCTTATCGCTAACTCCAGATAGTGCCGCCCTGTCCGCTACCGTTGATAAACCGGTAACGTTACCGATTTCTTTACTCTTTGATTCATAAGCTTCTTTTGCTAACGCCCCGATCGGATGTGCGTCTCTCCAGTCCTGAACAGTAGCCACAGCAGCAGCCCGTTGACCGGGTTCCATATGCCGCCTATTTAAATTCTGCGATAGCACATAACTGGCAACATCAACCCGGTCGTACTCAGTGAATCTAGGCTGAACATTTGTTTTAATGCAGGCTGCATACCGATTCTGTCCGTCAAGAATCTTTCCCTGATACAGAACAATCGGATTACGCAGACCGTTCAAACTGATGTCGTTGCACAGATCTTCAAACTCTTTTCCCTTCATCAGGGGGAACATTGCACAAAGTTCGTGAAGTTCGTATTCCATGTTCATATCCTTATCTGGCACAGCACTTGCTGCATGTTTATTCATGAAGTCGTAAAACATGGTTATTTGTAATATTTGCCGACAAATGAAAATCCATACCAAGGAATGGCCTGTAAACCATCATGGATTGCTTGGTTATTCATTGTTTACAAGTTCCGGCCAGATGCTCTGCCAGTCGTTAGGGCGTAAATCTTGCCTGGACACAACACCTGCCGTTAATTTTTCAATTTGTACTGCTCTGGCTGGAGAAATAGATGACTTGCCGTTCGCAAGCTGCCAAAGATGAGGAAGAGAAATACCCATTAACTTGCACAGATCGGTTGATGTTCCGCGCTGACCTGACTGTATATAATCTTTGAGGTGCATTAGTGTTTACTCCACTGAATGCCGATAAGTTTACCGTCCACTTAACAAAAAGTAAAGTGTTTGCTTGTTTAGTGAATAATTATCAAAATCCAGTTATGGATAAAGAAAAACTAAAAGCTCTGCGGAGAAAGAATCTATTGAGATGGCTTGAAGGAAGAACTATGCCTCCAGCAGAAAAAAGTTATTTTTCTCAATTAAAAAAAGGTGTTGGATCGTTCGGAGAGACAGCGGCCAGGAGGCTTGAGAAAGACTACAATATGGGCGATTTCTATCTTGATCAAGATCATTCAGATCCCAATACTTCAGATGAAATAACTACTAAATCAGAAGATTACATAACTCTTGATCTATTAGATGTGGCAGCTTCATGCGGTCATGGATATATCCCTGACGAATTTCCAGAGGTTGTGCAGAAAGTAGAAGTTTTACGAGAATGGGCAGAAATAAACCTGCGGACTGTACGACTTTCTAATGTCAGGGTGATCACTGCAAAAGGAACATCCATGAAGGGAACAATAGAGAATGGAGACCTTTTATTTATTGATGTTTCAGTTAAGTATTACTCTGGAGATGGGGTATATGTAATCTACCGTGACGGGCATGTGCTGGCAAAGAGGTTAGAAAAAATGCACGGTAACAAGCTGGCAGTAATAGCAGATAATCCACTCAGCAGATCAGAAGAATTAAACGCCAATGATGCTAATGACGTTGTGATATGTGGTAAAGTCGTGGCCGCTTGGACTTTGAAAACCTTCTGGTGATGCCATGAAATACATATTAGCAATAGCCACCATACTTTCCATATATGGATGTGCTGCTACCAAAGTGAACTGGATACACCCGCACAAGCCAGACTCAGCGTTTACTGGTGATAACTATGACTGCGAACAGGAATCAGGAGTATATGCCGCTTCGATAGGTCTAGCCGGTAATCCGTTCACAATGGGAAGGCGCTGGAACGAATGTATGCGCCTTAAGAAAGGCTGGCAGACATATGAATAAATAATGTCTGCATATGCTAGCTTTCCTGCTATATAGCCACAAATCAAATGACGCCAGATCAGAATCCAAAACCATCAAACCCGATACCTCAGCCTGGGCAGACTGAAAAGAATCAGAAACCAAAAAAATAGATCGACAGAGCAATGGACGGAGTAAGGCATAAAGCTATCAAACATCGGTTATATAACTTGCTTCTCTGGAGATTGAGACGTGTACCATCTTCAATGCGCTCTTGAATGTTCTGGATCTCGTAACAACGCAACTCTTCTAATTTATATCCAGGCTGATCCAGATTTTTTGGATAATTCCATATTCCCGGATATCCACGCATTCTTTTCCCCAAAACCGCAATAATCATTGCAATGCCAAACAACCACACGGCCACGCATAAGCTGGCAATAGTGTAGGCGTCTTGCTTTGTTGAAAGAACAAGAGCAGCACCACCCCCTGACAAACACAAAGTCAGCAACACATTCAGTTCACTTCTTATCAAATCTCCTGTACCAGCAACTTCTGTCATACATTCAATCGCAGCCCTTTCCAGCCAGTCTGTCTTTTCCATAATTCATCCTAAAAAGTAAGAATCGTATCAAATTACGAACATTTCCGTGAAATTACTTAATTTGCTTGACTTTCTGTTAAGTGTTTGCTAAACTTCTTCCATGCTCAATTGAGCAACGAACAAACGAAGTACCGGCCATAAGTCGTAAGCGCAGGCCGGGAAGTAACAAAGGTTTGGTAGCGGTAGTGGCACTCCTTAGGAAAACAGGGCTAGGTTTGCCGCCAGCATGGATGCCCGGAATGGTCTGGTTATCGGCTCCGCAATGTGCTTATCACCGATGACTGAGAACGCAACGGCTTGCCACGTAATGATTGAAAGCTGGAATTCCGGGAAAGGCAATTTTTACAGGAGATTCGTAATGCATGTGTACTGGATTAAGTACCCCGATCCCGAATCGGTAACAAGATGGATGATTTTGACGGCAGATTTTTCGAAACAGGAGGAATCATGGAATGTAGCGCATCAGCAGCAGAACTCAAGTATGACGGAGGCGGTGAAGTCGAATATAACCAAGAAGAAATCACGGAGTGGATTCGCGAAAATATGGCAGAAGGTGGAGAGTTTTATCCTTGGTCAAAGGATCAATTGAATGAAGCAATGGAAAACTTCTGTTTCGGCGACATTGCAAAAGTGCTTGAGCTTGGAGACTACTTGGAAGCTGGCAAATGTATAGCAAACCATGTGCTGGTCTACTTCAATCAGCAAGCGGTTTTGGCAGCAATGGACAGAGACATAGGCCGCCACAACGTGGACTGAATATGAAAACAATAAACGAGATTCGGGAAGCGGAAAAAGATATGGAACGCGATCCTTTGTATGCACTGGTGCTGGCTCTTGCAGTGTTGGTCGGTGCGATAACCGGATTTGCTTGTCGCGGATTGATTGAATGCTGTGGGTGGATGTGATGGAAAGAATATTGCACAACTTCGATACCGCCATGATTCGCGGTCTGGTCAAAGCATCAAAACGATACTTTAAAACCAAGCGTGACCGGCATCAATGGATACGCAACACGTATCAGCTAAAAATTCGGGGGAAGCATATTACTTCGCAGGAGAGGATTGGGACATGGAAGCCAAGCTGATTTTTGGGGGAAAGCAATGAAAATCACATCAAAAAAACTAAAAGAGTGGAAAGCCTGCGCAGATGGTTATAACTGGTTCATGGAGCATTTCCAGGCAGGAGAAGCAGAGTATCAAGATGTGCTCAATGCTCTGGCTGATGATGACAGGCCAGATTACGCATACTGGTTGATGAGTCGCGCTGGTGTGGATAAAGAAGCTGTATTAGAGGTAGACGAAGTAACAGATAGAAAGCATTTGTTTGTTGCTGGAAGTTTGATCGTGAAATTAGGCATCAGAGTGTCTGGCTGTCTGTGTGCTGGTAGTGGCATTAAGGCTGGTAGTGGCATTGAGGCTGGTGATGGCATTAAGGCTGGTTGGGGCATTGAGGCTGGTAGTGATTTTGCAATCTTTGCCGGTCTGAGAGTAAAGATAACACTCTGGAAATCTCATGCGCTTGTCATAGCAAAAACAAAACCCAAAAATCTTATGAGCGGTCACTGGGAGCAAGGATGAATAATCAACTGAAAACCATACGACTGATTTATCTGACAGCAAAACTCAAACGCGTTGAACTGCTGACTATGTTTGAGTCCACAACGCAAGCAATTAAGTACGTAATGGGTCTGGGCGCAATTGAAGCTACGGCATACGAGGTGATGCAATGAATAGAAGTGAACAGATAAATGAACTGGCAACCGCGCTGGCAAAGGCACAGTCGGTAATCAAAGGCGCGATGAAGGATTCGGATAATCCTTTCTTCAAGAGCACCTATGCTGATCTGACAAGTGTATGGGAAGCCTGCAGGAAGCCACTCACAGATAACGGATTGTCAGTTACGCAATTACTTGGTGAATCAGATAGCGGAGTTGTAATCGAAACAGTGCTGCTGCATTCGTCCGGGCAATGGATATCAAGCAGCTACAGCATGCCGGTAGTCAAGCAGACACCGCAAGATTACGGCAGCGCCATCACCTATGCAAGACGATACGCCCTTGCGGCGATTGTAGGGGTAGCACCGGAAGATGATGACGGCAACCGAGCCTCTGGGCGTGAGATAGCAGCAAAGCAAGCAGACCCGGCAAAGCCAAAGACCAAGGCGGCATACAGTGAAGAAAAATTTAACGAGAATTTCGAGAATTGGAGAAAGCTGATTTTGTCAGGATCAACGGCATCAGACATTATCAACAAGATTAAAACCATGTACACGCTGACGCCAGAACAGATAAACGCCATACAGGTTTTGGAGAAAACACATGATCACGCATGACATAGAGCAAGGCACGCCAGAATGGCATGAGTTCCGGCAGAAACATTTTAATGCATCAGAAGCAGCCGCAATGCTTGGTATATCTCCCTACATGACACGGGACGAACTGCTGAAGAAAAAGGTTTATGGCATTGAAAAAGAGCATAGCGAATATACGCAGAAGCTTTTTGCAGAAGGTCACAGGCTGGAACAAATGGCAAGGCTGGAAGCAGAGAAAGAATTAGAAATGGAGTTATTTCCTGCCGTTGGATCAAATGGGGTATGTGCCGCCAGTTTTGATGGGACCAGCATGGACGGAAAGGCTATATGGGAACACAAGATCATCAATTCTGACTTGAGAAAAATTGTTTACGGTCAACCTGAAACCTTGCCGGATTATTACATGGCACAGGTTCAGCATCAGTTATATGTGTCTGGCGCAATGTATTGTTTATTTACTGCTTCAAATGAAAAAGAAAATAAAGCTGTTTATATCGGGCCAGATGAAGGGTGGTTTGAAAGGATTACAACCGGATGGGCGCGATTTGCAAAAGACATGGGAACTTACATTCTGGAAGAAACCAAGCCACAAGTAACCGGAACAGCACCAGAGCAACTCCCTGCCCTGTTTATTGAGTTAACCGGCAAGGTCACTGCAAGCAACCTGCAGGAATTCAGGGAGCGCGCTATGGATGTGATCGGTGCAATCAATACAGACTTGCAGACCGATGAAGATTTTGCTGATGCGGACAAGACGGCAAAGTGGTGTAAGGACGTTGAAGCAAGGCTGGATGCTGCAAAGCAACATGCGCTGGCGCAAACACAGTCAATAGACGATCTATTCAAGACACTGGATGCTGTTCGGGAAGAAGCCAGGCAGAAACGGTTATCTCTGGAAAAACTGGTGAAGGAACGCAAGGATTATCTGAAGGCGCAGATTATCCGCGATGGTCAGGACAAATTCAGAAGCATGATTAGAGTGCATATGCTCGATTTGCTGATGTCCCTGAATGAGCAATGCAGGGATTCTCTTTTGCGCAAGATAGAGGAAAAGTTTATCGGCGAATTCGTTGCGGCAACAAAAGGATTGAAGACGATAGATAGCATTAAGAGTGCTGTTGATGCCACACTATCCAAAGCATTCTCTGATGCGCCTGTGTTGATTTGTGATTACAAAAGCATGGTTGAATGGCTTGCATCTTCCGGGCATGCAGAATATGAAAACACATTGTTACGTGATTTGCCAGAACTGCTGTTCAAATATTCTAAAGACATAGAAGCATTCTATCTGGTTGTGCAATCCAGAATCTCAGAGCATCAGAAACTGATTGCAGCACAGGAAGAAAAAGCGCGTATCGCTAAAGAGCAGGCAGAGAATGTCCCGGAAGTAAAGCCAGAGCCAGAAAAGAAGCAAGAGCATATTTTGATACAGGCAACATCATCAACAAGATTTGGCAATCCGGTGGATGCGTTCCTTGCCACATATGGCCCTGATTCCAAGAAAAGATACAACGTAATACTGAATAATTTTTACAACTATCTGAAGGATAACGGCCATGTTAAATAAAGTCATGCTCATTGGAAACGTTGGTAAAGACCCGCAGATGCACTACTCGCAGGGCGGCAATGCAGTAGCCAGTTTCAGCATAGCAACGGTTGAAAAATGGAAAGACAAGTCCGGTGCAAAGCAGGAAAAGACTGAATGGCACAACGTTGTAATCTTTGGAAAGCTGGCAGAGGTAGTTAGCCAGTATGTCCACAAAGGATCGAAGCTGTATGTTGAAGGAAAGTTACAGACTGACAAATACACCGATAAAGAAGGTGTAGAACGCTACACAACCAAGGTTATAGCTAACAGCATGGTGATGCTGGACGGCAAGAAAGATGACGTAGAACAGGAATCAGGTGGTGGAATTGATCCTGCTGATCCGATGGCAGGTATGGAAGACGATATTCCTTTTTAATGGAGTTTGAAAAATGACAGATGAATACATAACAGTGAAAATATCAGAACATATATTAGTTGCGTTGACTGTGTTTACTGCAAGCGATGACGAAGTTAGAGAGCATATCCGTCACATGATGATAGAAATAGGCAAGGAAGAGGTCAGAATTGTTGCAAGCGATGGTTGTATTCTGGCCTGTTACAGGCAGAAAATGCAAGAAACGATTCCAGATAATACTGAATTGCCGATATCTGCATGGATTCCAATCAGTGCGTTTTTCTTGATGAAAGAATGGTCAGAGACAGACGTTGAAATTAGAGTGTCACTGTTATCAGATGGTCATGTCAGAAAACTTATGGTTGATGGTGAAAAAAGAAAGTGGTACGGATTGTCTTTTGACCATGATCCACTTAATTATAGAAAATGTATTCCTGAATCATCATCTGGTGAAGGAGCCAATTACAGCTTTCCATTAGTCAAAAGACTACGGAAAGCTTTTCGTATTTTCCACAAAGAAGAAAAAAGTGAATATTTTTTTGGCCCGGCAATTTTATGCAATGGAGAAAAAGCCGCCTTTGTGGATTTTAGATCAGATGATTTTGCCGCAATCATAATGCCTTTCATGGATCAGTATCGCACGCAGGCAGAAACAATGTCTTGGGCAAAACAACCAATTAATTGATTATGGAAGGCAAATGAGAAAAAAACTGGTATCCGTTGAATCTCGCATGGTCTGGATGTTCGCATGGATTGTTGCAGCAGCGTGGCAGCTAGATGGTTATTCGTTTGCAGCGTTTGCTGTTGGTGTAGCCATACAGGCGATATCAGATTGTCTGGGATGGCAGTCAGTGTACTCGGAATTGGCTGCTCATTATGCGATCAAGAAAGACGGAACATGCAACAGCTAAGCCCATCAAAAACAAAACTGGCAAGAACAATGGTGCGACCATATACGCCTGTGCTGGATAGATTTGAGGAAGTATACGGAAGGAGTTTTAGTAAATTGAAACAATTGAAAATCAATGATGATGGAACTCATGATGATCTTTTGCTATTTGATTTATATAAAAGGCACACGTTATTTGCTTGGTGTTCTGGATTTGTGCAGGCCGTAGAGGAAAAAACTGCTAGCTCTTATATGACTTATGTAAATGCAGAATTGAAGGTTCTTGACATGTATTTCCGTTCCTTGCTATCGGTAATTGACCCAGTAGAAATGAAGTATGTTTTCAGAGACAAGAAAATGAAATGGATGTACAAATCTCAGAGAGGTAAAAGATGAGTGTTATCAAACTCACAAGTGCAGATGGATCGATGTTTAACATATCTTATAAAGACATCCTGAATGTATCGCAATATATTTTAGATGGAAAAGAAATGCATGGGTCTCATGTCACTTACCTTGACCGCTCCGTTTCTGGTATGACGATAGAACGTAGCAGGTTTCCTCTTGAATCACCAGATGAAGTGAAAGCATTAATCAGGAATGCTTATGCAGAAGAAAAGACTGCATCAGATGACCCATTCAAAAAACAAGTTGGCGGTGATCACTATAAAAAGCTGGCGATCCAGCCAGTCGTATATATACATAAAAACAATATTGGATTTTGTGCTGGGTCAGCGATCACGTACCTGACCCGTTGGCAAGACAAAGGTGGAGTAGAAGATTTGAAGAAGGCAAAACATTTTATTGAATTGCTGATAGAGATGGAAGAAAAGAAATGACACCGGTCAAGCAGGTTAGATACTGGACTGAAGAAGAAATATCAAAGCTAAAAGAGTATGTGACGTCAATGACGTTGCTAGAATCTGTTGCTAAATATGCTCAAGACTATGGCTTTGATAAGATGGCAGTACGATCAAAGATTGCCAGAATGTCCAGAATAGAATCAGGATGGACAGATAGAAAGGTACGTAATCCAGACAGACAATATTCATCTACCGAAATAGCGTTACTGCGAAAACTATCTGTCAATTCAGACACAGAAAAAACAATCAAAGAATTTGTTGCCAGAACTGGCAGGAGTGCTGAATCTGCAAGAATTCAGTTGCGAAAAATCCAACCTATCAAGAGAAAGAAGAACTGTAGTAATGGTGATAGGGCAATAAAAGAAAAAATAGATATGGAAAATGTCATTGAAAAAAAAGACACGCAAAACGGCACGCTATATACGTGTCAGAAAGATGGGCGTGTTGTTCATATACATGTTGGGAGGTGACATGAATATACAAGAAGCAATACGGGAAATGCAGATTGGGAAGAAGGTTATTAGGGCCGCATGGAAGCAATACGACACAATCCTACCTGTGGTTATAGCACGTAAAGATTCGCCAGAAGATGTGCAGGTAATCACGCTGAAAAATATATGGGGGTATGCTTGGTCAGCATCAGTAGCCGATCTACTAGCAGACGACTGGGAGGTGGTGGAATGACGATAGAAACAGCATTAACGCTTTTAACTTTTCTCACTTTACTACTTTTGTGTTTGCTGATTATTCAACTGGTACAGCTTCAAGTGGAATATGAAAAAGCTCTGATATTGATGCAGAGAACTCTTTATGCTGCCAACAAAATTCTAGACGACAGAAATGAATCTTCAACTTAACAAAGCCCAGCTCGAACAGATCATCACTGACACTGCTGTACGTGCTGCTCAGGAGACGGTGTCGCGATTCGTTGTGGCACATCCTAGACCGCAGTTTGTTAGCGCAAAACAAGCCGCAGAAATGATTGGAGTATCACGTTCTACGATCAGTACTTTCATTAAGACTGGCAGGCTCAAGTACAACAAAGCCGGGTTGATTTCTATTGGTGATGTGGACGAATTACTGAAATAAGGCACATAAAAGGCACATGTCTTTTACAAGTATTTGATACTGAACGACTTAGAGTGCCCGGAGCCGGAATCTGCTAATCATACATATTTGTCACGTGGCGAACAGATATGCTTTGTTTCAACAGCTTAGTCACTCATAGCCAAGCATAATTTGACATTAAAAGCGTAGAATTGTACTGTGCTCGGGCACACATCGGGCACAGTACAGGACGCGCAATGGCAACAATAAAAAAGACACCTGCCGGGTATCGTGCATTTGTCAAAGTCGGATCGGCCAGACCATCACAGTGCTTCCGGACAAAACGTGAAGCAGAAGCGTGGGCGGCGGCAACGGAGACAAAGCTGCGGTCACAGATCGGGAAACCTGCATCAGTATATACCCTTGCTGATGCTCTTAACAGATACCGGGACAGTGTCAGCCCTACGCACAAAGGCTTCAAATGGGAGTCGGCAAGAATCAATCACATGCTCACACTGCCAATTTCCACGCGCAGACTGGACAAGCTAACCCCTGATATCTTGGGTATCTGGAGAGATACTAGACTTACTGAAGTATCAGCAGGATCGGTCATCAGGGAAGCTGGCTTGCTTTCTGCCGTGCTCGAAGAAGCCAGGCGGGAATGGCGGTGGCTAGCCGAGAACCCTATGCGTGATGTTCGTAAACCACCGGAACCAAACCATAGAGAAATCACCATTACGCCAAGGCAGGTATTGTTGATCCTTAGAACTATGAAACACTCCCCCGGATCACAGACAGAAACGATCACACAATCTTGCGCCAGAATATTTTTAATTGCTATCCGTACCGGAATGCGGGCTGGTGAAATATGCGGACTAAAGTGGTCAGATATACATGCGGACTACTGCCATCTGCCAGAAACAAAGAGTGGATACAGCAGGAGCGTTCCTTTATCAAAGCGCGCATTACGAATATTGAACAGGCAGAAAGGATTCCATTCATCTCTTGTATTCAATGTGAAACCACCTGTTCTGGACGCGCTGTTCAGAAAAGCAAAGAAGCAGGCAGGATTACAAGACCAGTTCACCTTCCACGATACCAGGCATACGGCAGCGACAATGCTGTCTGGAAAACTGGACGTACTGGACTTGTGCAAGATGTTCGGTTGGCGCAATACCAAGCAGGCTTTGACGTACTACAATCCAGCGGCTTCTGATATAGCGAAGAAGCTATGAAAAACGAAAGGCTACCGGCATTACCCGACAGCCTTTCACCCGACCGGGTTCCCCCAATCCGTACTACTCGCCCGGGTACCCCCAGACTACGAGACGATTATATTACTTGCTGCCGGTATCACCAACTTGCAACGCCCAGTCTCTGACCGCACTTAGTTCGCCTGCGGCCTGATCGCACTCTCTAGCGATTGTTGAAACCTCGTCATCGAGTCGTTGTAGCGCTGCTGATAGTTCGGCTGCCTTGCAGGTTGCTTCAGGCTTTCCGGCAAAGGCGGTTTGGATGGACACGGCACGGCTACGGGAACGGTCGTCGCGCAACCGCTTAGCAAGATCGTCGTTAGCAAGAGTAAGAGTAGTGATTGCATTGTCGGTATCCTTTTTCAAAGTGTTGTACTGCTTCTCGGTTTCAGCATTCTTGGCTATAGCTGCTTCGCCCAAAGCCTTCTGCGTTGCTTTAAATCCGTTGTATTCGGCCGTAACAGCGTCCAGTTGCGATGACGTAATCCACGCATAGGTTGATATCACCAGCAGTAAAATAATCAATCCTGCGAGCACGTAGTGGAGCGGGTTTAAGCTAAATGGCATTGTCGCCTCCGAATCGGTGTTGATACTCTGCCGGGTTGTAGATCATCCGTCTGACTGTCTGATCTTTTCTAACCCTGTCAAAAATGAATTGCGTGTAACCCTGCGTATGCAGGTACTTCAGAATCGTTTTGAATTCCTCGCGGCTTGGCCCCGGATCGCCAGCAAGCGCTTTCGCTTCGCACACGTCAGGACTAATGTGCTTGACTATCATTGACCAGTGGTAATGCGGAAGGCCGTCTGTAAAGTCTCCATCATGACCGCGCATGATGTGCATCTTTCCTGTGACTGTTTCTGCTGATACACAACCCTCTACCCAGTCAAATGTGATCATGCGAACAGAACCTTAAGAGCCTTGTCATACCCTGCCATGCGTTCAGCCATGCCAACATTTCCCCCGTTGATTGCTTTTGATACAGCGCCGATACCGTGGCGTCTTAATACACTGCCGAGATAGTTGGCTTGCCAGAACCAGATAGCAGACTTAATAGCCATGCCGATCTCAAGCAGACGATCTGGATCAGATATCAGGTCTACGCCGATCCAGTCACCACATGCCCTATAGTTATCCTTGCCGGTAAGCTGGAATATTCCACGGCCTCTATACCTCCACCCGTCACCAGATTCTTCCGGGCCATTACCCATGCGGTCTGCATATACTCGATTCGCCAGCTTGGCAGGGTTTCTGGTATACGGCAATGCGCTGGCTTCATCGTGAAAACGTGACGGCCATACTTCCACCAATCTACTTGCTTGTGAGTAATAAAGGTTTTCAGACAACCTGGTGAACCCATTGCTCTCGTGTGCTGCTTGAGATACGAATGCGGCTATCTCTTTCGTGTCGATGATCCCGGCTTTATAGATTTCATCAGAGATCAGCTTGGCATATTCCGAGAGCCTTGGCTCGGTCAGAAAAGGCGCAATAGCGTGAAGTTCACTTGCCTTCATTCGCTGCGTCCTCAGCGTCTGCCTTTTCGATTTCCTTACGCATTGCCGACATTTTCAGGCACCTGATGGTACTTTCAGAATGCTTTGACTTGCACAATACTTCTGCGGCCGTATCACGATCACCGACATTCATCCACATTCTTGCTGTCTCGGCGATCAGACATTCATCCAGTGTCATAGAGCCGTTCACGCCAGCGCCACCAAATATAAACAATGACAGGAACCCACCCATCGGAGCCTGACAAGGAGCAGTCGGCATGGCAGCAGACATAAATACGGAAGGCGCCTGATGCGGATTGCTGAACGAGACATTGCCACCAACCGCATTCCCGCCATTGCCACCGGTAGCATTGCCGGAACTGGATAGCTGCGTGCTCATGTTGCTGGTTAGTGCATTGTGAGTTTGCAGCAGGTTGCTGTTCGATTGCAGCGGCTGGTATACGTTGTTAATACCTTTTGCCAGATCAACAGTTGATACAAAACCATCGGCCAATGCGTTCCCGAAAACAGAAAAAAGAAACATGACACCGGCAATACGTACTTTCTTGAGACTCATAACGTACCTCTATTTGGAAAGATTAAAGTAATCAGATCAGTGAATGTTTCGCACTTGAGTTTTTTCTTGTACATGATGTAGATATGCCGGATTTGCAACGCGGCAACTGCCGGGTAAATGCTCTGGCTGATCGTGTTGAACTTCAGGTCACCAGCTATAGCCTCAAGGAACCCGACAAGTCCTGATACAGCCAGAACAAAGAAGATCACAGAACCACCTACCCCGTGCTTGTAGTCTTTGGTGATAACGAGATAGGTAGAGATAATGCTGATAACCAATAATGACACGGTAATCATTTTCCACCTCCTCCAAAGAATCCGCGCACGGTATCCCAATCGGTAGACTTTATCAGCCCGATAACCGCTGATACCATGCTCAGGCCGAACAACCCAAGGCACCACGCGATTGCTTCCTGATGGTCAAGAGCACGACCACCGAACCAGTGCGCCACCGGAAGTGTTCCATAGTTCGCTATTGCCATACTCGATGCCAGAACAGCACACTTTCCTTTCATAGTCAGATCGGTATAGTGTCTTAAGGACACCGCACCGCCTATGGCTCCGGCTATCAGTGCGGAAAGGTTCTTTATTCCAAATGCGGCAAGCACGGCATCCACATCAGAAAACCTTTCCAAAGCCATACCCGATCAGCAGAAGTGACACGCCGAATCCAATGCAGATCGGCATCGACCATTTTGACATAGCAAGCTTGACCAGCCATTTGTCCATTGCTTCATCAGCAGTATTCATAGCAGACTCTACCTTGCCACGTACATCATATGAATCCGTCATGTTTGCAATAGACTCCAATTCTTCTTTGATCTTGTCGATAAAATTTGACATGGTTTTTTGCTCCAGATAGTTAAAGAAAAACAAGCAGCAACGCACCTACAATCGCCCCGGCATAAGCAAACGAAAGATCAAGGTTCCACAACGTGACGCGATCATGCTGGTAGTATTCCCGTGCTAGCGCGAACATCACAGCAGGTATTGCTGACATAGCCGGGTGTATCAGGCACAGAATTACCGGAATAAATACCATCAGGAAGTGCAGTGGCTGGTCGATGAATTCTTTGTATTGTTTATAAAAATCTTTCATTACCATGACCTCTTTACAATAAACCTGCATTTCCAGCTTGTCAGAACAGGATTAAAAGCAACACCAGTTGTTTTATTCCCCAAACCCCATGCAGCAGCAGCAGTTGCCCCAACCGTATTGTTAGACCGTCTGATAAACGTTGGAAAGATATAAGTAGCATTTGCCTGTGCTGTAATACATATGGAATCACCAACAGAGAACCCACCATCGGCGACTACGCATTCTTGCTCAGTATTGCAATCAACTCCGTAGGTAAATCCAATATTCGACGAAGCCTGAAACGCAGTGCCAGCAGCAGGAAGCGGGTTAATCCATTGCCCCGTGTATTTCGCCTGATAAGCATATGCAACTGTACTTGTTACAGTGGTTGCGTTCGTTACCGCTTCACCAACATACACTCTGTATGTCTGGACAGCAGACGAACCATTCCCTACAGACAGATACATTTCTGATACATTGAAAGTAGCCTGACCATTAGTGACACTTCTTGTTCCTCCGAACTGATACACTGGAGCAAGCGTAGTAGACCCGGTAGTTAACACACCATCTGTGCTGATATTGACATACAAATAATTCGTGGTATTGGCAGTCAGACCTGACCATGTAAGATTTGATGTTGCGCTTCCAATCAGAGTAGTCAATGCATTCGCTGAATTGACAATCAGCGGTATAGTGCCGGTAATGTTTTGAGAAGTCAGTGACAGACTGGCTGATGTTGCCGGAAGAAAAGAAGGATATCCATTGCTGTCTACCGGGCCATAAGATACTGTCTGTCTGACACTGATATCAGCAGTAACCAGATTCGGCAAAGGATCAAGAATCACAAATTCAGTGCCGTCATATTCAATATCGGCCAACTGGTTCAGTGTCACTACAGCAGGAACCTTGGTTCCTTTGTAGTCATATTGCTTGATACTTAGAGCACCTAATCCGTCTCTGTTTAGCGTATTACTTCCTGTAGTTCCTGCTGCATGAAACTTTACGCGCATTCTCTGACCGGCAACATGAGCACCATATGATGCCGCTGTAGAAACAGTGAATGCAGGAGCAGTACCAGCAGAAGTGAACCCTGTTTTAGCTTGCTTCTGTAGATCAGAAAGTGTAAAACCAACGCCAGCATTTGATACTGCAAGCGATACAGTCCATGCAGCAAAAGTGCCAGATCCCTGTATAACGTTTACCGATACAACCAGCGCTCCGGTTCCTGATGTATATGCTGTTACATCACCAAGCATCCAGTTTGTCGGGCTGGCCGTGCTGGCAATCTTTACCGTCTGACCGACAACATATCCCTTGGCAGTCTGCACTGTCAGTGATATTGATCCAGTAGCAATAAGAATAGATGTTGTGCTTGTCGAGTTGGTAGAGTTGTTATTCATTGCAATAGATGCAAGATCAATCTCACTAGCAAGCTGCGGCAATGCGCTCAAGAAAGTATCAGCAGTAGTTGCGAATAATTCAGCCGCCATGCTTCTGTTTGGCGGTGTTGGTAGTGGTGTAATTGCCATTAGATAAGCCCCTCAATTTCTAGTGTGCATACTGATAACTTCGCATATTGAATAGTCATAGCAAAGTCCTTAAAGAATCCGTAGATGTATGTAGATCCGTAGGAAGAATCTGCAACATACAATGCAGGCCTTGCCCGGTATTGAGATAGAATAGAGTAAACTTCATCAACATTTGCAGACTCTACCCATGTAGTGAATCTTCCTGCTTTGTTATATGCCCTCTCCAGTATTCGATAGTTACCGAAGTCATCGCGCTTCTTAACGCTATAATCCTGAATTCCTACAGATGCGCCCAGTTCTGTTCTTCCGATCCCCATTCCCTGACCGCATATCAGAGCACCACAAGCAACCGTTTCACCAGTGCCATTTACCTGCACATCTATACGTGTTCCTGCATATTCCGGCATGTCTTCAAATACAATGTCTTTACGTCTATATACTGGAGCAAAGAAGTATTTATACCAGTCCGTAATGCCAGCGAATGATTTTGCAGATATCGTCTTGTCATAGACAATACCGTTCGCACCATCAGTCATTGCCACTCGTATTGACTGACAGGAAACATTTAATGCAGCTGCCATATTTACGCGACCAGGTATAAGAAGTGACACGCTTATCTGATCTGCATTGGTTGTTTGAGTAGTTACTGAATCATCAAACATTTTCCAGCGATTTGTGGCGCTTACATCAATCCACCATGTAGTAGATGTAGCAGGGTCATGGTTAAGATTGGTATTTTGCAAAGACTCATAGATACGATGTACATTAGATCCAACAACTATCACCCTTGCGCCAAGTGCATACGTTGTCGTAACCGAGTAAAGCGGGTAATCATCTTCTGCAATATTGCTATCCAGCAGAACAGAATCGGTAACAGCGTTAGGGATGACTATCTTCATATAACCCTTGTTGCCGGCAGTCCGTCACCATCCCATCTACGTTGTATCCTTGCCGATTCACCTGTATTTTGTGCAATGGCAATATTTGCTGCCTGCATTTCAGCGCGTAGCTGTCTGACTTCTTCGATAAGCACGACATTGCTGTCTGTTGCTGTAGATGCAGACTGACCTATACCTGGGATACTTACCGTTGCAGTATTTGATAACGATCCTTGATCCGGCATAAATATCGGAGCCTCTGCACCGATACCTTGATTCGCAGCCAGTCTGATATATCTTGTGTAATCCACAACATTCTGGAAGGAATCAGTTCCAAGTAGCTGGAACTCTTTCCGCAAACGTTCTGCCGAATCAGCAATCTGCGAGAATGCAGGAGACAATTGCAGAAGTGATGCGAACATTTCCTGCCCGGACTGCGTACTCAAGTCCTGCGACTCGACCAGCTTGCGGTATGCTTCTTTTGTTTGCGGAAGCGTGTCTATGCCAAGCTTCTGTAACTCTTTAGATAGCAGTCTTACACCGCTATCCATACGTTCAGAATCAGAGTAGAACGACTGGTAAAATGCGCCCAGCGATTGCGATGCAGTATCTACACCGCCAAGCAACTGAATCAGGCTATCCCGCAATCCAAGAGACTGTGATCCGATCTTGCCGAATGTCTGTCCGGTCATGTCCAGAAGCTGGTTTGTTACTGCCACCTCCTTCTGCATGCGGATAGCAGTGTCAGTCAGCTTTTCATTTTCCTGCTGTACCGCAACCAGTTGCGGAATCATGAAAACGCCCATCGACTGACCAACATCAGCAAACAGTTGCTTCTGTTCTTCTGCCGTTGTGTAAGTGCGATGTACTGCGAATGACCAGCCAGCCAATGATTTCTTTGATTCATCAAGAGAAGAAATCAGCGAATCAAATATCTTTCTGGTAGGCGCTACTACACCATCCAATGCCGCCTCTACAGATGCCTCTAACGCACTGATCTGATATCCTTTTTTCTTTGCTCCAGAAAAGAACCCGACTTTTCTAGACCAAGGCGTTTGCATGACTCCATCAAACCCGCTTTCGCTAAAACTGCCTTTTAATTCTGGAGTGCCAAATTTCTTTGGGCCTTTCCCGAACAGAGCAGCAGCAATACCAAAGATTGGCATGACAGTTGTCAGAAGACTATTGCCCTTTATACCAAATAGCTTTTTGTCCCCAGCCAGAGAACGCGCAATCGATCCAGCAGCAATGATAGCTCCAGCAACCGGTACAGCCGCACTAAGACCAGCCATCATGCCACCACCACCGCCAGTCATAGATGCAAACAGCGAACCGCCACCAGCACTGGAACCAGCACCGAACATACTTGCAAGCATTCCGCCACCAGACGGAGCGGCTGCGGCAGAACCTGAACCAAACATGGAGAAGATAGAACCAAGTCCGCCGAGCAATGACTTTCCGCCAGCACCGCCAGATATTCCGCTCAATGCTTCTGTAATTGGACGAACTATGCTTTCTTCAATCACTGGCCGAAGCAATAGCGTCTTGAACATATTCTTGATCGTGTCGATCAGGTTCTGTCCGAGTGACTTACCAGACTCAAATCCTCTCAGAAGTGCATCTGTCAGAGACCTGCTGATATCCCGTGCTGTATTTTCCCAGTACCGCGCTGTTTCTTCAGCAGCGCGTCTGGCAGCCTCCGCAATGGATTCCTGTTCCTTCTGTAGCGCCTTGGCAGCTTCTTCATTTCTCTTGAATTCTTCTGTTGCATCAGCCCATGCCTTTGCATTCTCCATGATCAACATGCGCTGTGATTCCAATGGAGCATTACCAGCTTCTCTGGCTGCATTCAGCATCCGAACCTGTACAGTTGTCAGTCCTATTTCTTCCGTGTCTTGTCGTATAGACTCGGCATACCTAATTGCGCTTTCAGACAGACGAATGAATATCTTTTCCTGTTCCTGTAATTTCTTGGCTTGTTCATCTAAAGCAGCATTAGTTTTTTTCTTCTCGAATCCGGTAACGTAATCGGCTTGCGGTTTGTTATTCAGAGCAGTAACAGATTTCATTGCTTCATCATTTGACATGACAATCTGTTTGACAAATGCTTCATAGTCTTTCTGTGCCTGACCTATGTTGACCGTCATGGAACGTCCAATCAGACCAATATCAGAAAAGTTGCCTTTCAGGATTGCTTGCAAAGACTGTCCGGCAGCACCAATAACATTTCCAAGCGTCTTGAATACCATAGATACAACACCGCCACCTATCGCCAGCCCTTCCAGAGCTTTCGATAGAACAACAGCAACATTGGTAAAAAATGATGAGGAACTGGACGAACCAGTCATTGCGCTGGTAATCTTGATGAGTGTTGGTAGCAACCCCTGAATCATTTCAGACCATGCGCCAGTTACTTGCAGCTTGAGCAACCCCATGTTGTCGGAAAAGGCCGTTGCACGTAACGCTGACTCTTTGGATGTTGCCGAAACCCGATCAAAGTTATCTGCCATGTCATTCAGTACGGGCAGCAACTCTGCACCACTCTTTCCAAAAAGGTCTGTAGCCAAAGCAGTCTTGCCAGCGCCATCGGAATAACCTTGCAGATTCTTGGCAATGTCTTTTAATACTTCTGAAGGGTCACGCAATGCGCCAGTCAAATCATCTCTTGCAGATACCTTCAGAAAATCCAGCGCCTTATTGGTTTTGTTTGTTTCGCTATCTACCGAAGCCATTCCCTTGGCCAGCTTATCCAGACCAGTTGAAACGGAATCAAAATCACCGCCGAATGCCGATGTGATCTTGCGTATCTTGGATAGATTCTCAATAGATGATCCCGTCTTTTGCGATGCATCATCCAGCTTGGTGAGGCCGTCGATAACGGTATTAAATGAATTCATGATGCCGTTAATACTAAACCCGATACCTAACAAACCAAGGGCATTGGTTGCCAGCCTCGCTGACTTCTCGATGCTGGCAGTATGGCGCGTGACAATGCTTCCAGCCTGCTTCATATCGCGCTCTAGTCGCGCAACATTAGCAATCATGTCAATGGTCAGTGTGCCAATATTCATTTCTTTTTTCTTGCGTTATAAGAATCTTGCAGAAGCTCTATGCCCATCTTGAAATGCTTGGAAATATCTTCATCCGTTATTTCATTTAGATAGTACGGAGCATCAATATCTTTCTCGGCTTCGCGTGACATGGTTGCGTATTCACTCGACAACCTTCTGATCACACCCACTTCCCAAGGTGTCAGCACTACCTGTTTCAATCGTTGCCATGCTTCTATTTCACAGAACGATATGACCGTTGCGGCCATACCGCCCATACCAACCACACCCATATCGAGAAGGTGATTGATCAAATCAAAACGATAATCAACAGAAGGAAGTGGCGGCTCTTCTTCTTCCGTTTGATATTTCACTATCCTTGGAAGATTCTGAACGCCACTCTCTGTACTCCATGAAGCATTTAGCCAGGCCAATTGCTTCACATACAGAACTAATCTATTGATTATTTCGTCGTAAAATTTGCCCAGTCACCCGCTTCCTTCATTACCTGACCAGCGATAAAACCAATGGATGCATCAAGATAACAAGCCAGAAACAGTTCCTTTCCTTCTTTCGAGTTGTCATACTCAAAGTTATTGAATGACTTGGTAATCGAAGCAAGAAATTCAGCATCGTCAAAGAATAATGTAGAATCTTTCTTGTTAGCCTTGCGCTTGAAAGACTCCATAATCTTTGCATTCCGTTCTGCCTGTGCAGCAGCAAACTTTTTGGTTCCAGGACCGTATACAGTAATGGTCATTGGCTTACCATCATCGGTATACATCGGTTCCCCTTCGCTGTTTTCGATGTGAATGTCAGCGGTGTCTGCCACTGCAAGCTGCTTGATGTTGAACATGTGGTTTTATCCTCAATAAGAATTAGATATAGACGAACAGGTTTGTTCCGGATGCTGGAGCAGTTACAAGTAACTTTGTTTTCAGCATCACAAAGTTATTGGCATTAGAGCGATCAATCCGGTAGTCAGAAACCTGCGCCACAAAATGGGTCTTGGTTCCGTCCTGATCGGTAACCTTGAACGAATAATTGTTATCTGATGTGGATGCAGTTTTCAAAAGAGCCTGACCTGCATCAGCACTATCAAATGCGAACTCTGCGCCGATATCACCACCATCCCATGCACCTTTTCGCTTGATACGCATACGGGAATCCATCAAATCCAGCGTCACAACTTCATTAGTGATACCGAATTCAGGGAGACTGGATAGCTTTCCCACATTGGTATAAGTAAGCGCTGTGTATCCTGCTGCGTCATACGTTGCTGGTAGCGATGCAGACATACTGATTGTTGCACCGGCTGCTGTTTGAATTGCCATTTTGCTGCCCTCCAAATGAAAAAACCCGCCGAAGCGGGTTCTGATTGCACAAATGAAAAAACCCGCCGAAGCGGGTCTCATTCATTACGTTTTAAATAGTTTTACTCTGATCCTGCGATAATCAACGTGTAGTTGCTGGTTGATGCTCCTGCATTGGCTATTTTCAAAATATCAGCAGTTCCTGCTACAACGTCATATCCTGCTTCTGAAGATGCCCGGAAGAATCCTCCAGGCTTAACTTTTACAATGTCATTACTATTTCCGAACAATGAAGACACTGCATTTGCAGCTGCGCCACCTACATTCAGATCATTCGTTGTTTCAGACACTACGATCAACTCATATATCTTTGACAGATAAATGACTTCTCCAAATGCATTTGTCAGAGATCCATTCAGAGCAATATCCTCTGATGCCGACGCAGAAAGACTTCTCTTAGATGCGAATATATGTGTTGCCTGACCAGTTCTCTTTCCTACCGTGTAACTGTCCATATTCTGGTAGTACACAGGGTAATTTACTGGCATTGAATTAACCGTATCCGTCAGCACTCCAGATATTTCAGATTTAACAGTTGCTGTCAGCTTGGTTGCATAGTCATCAACAGCACCGATATTCGGATTAGTGAACAGCTTCTTTCCGTAGTAGTCTAATCCTGAATACGTTGCACCAGTTCTACGGTACTGCGCTGATCTTGGTCTATACAACGAATCCAGATCAGGATCAACATAGATTGCACCCTGCTCTACTGCACAACCGCCACCAATACATCCTTGGTTAGTTGAACATCCGAAATACCCATTATTTGATCTGATTGCGGCAGAAGTGACAGACGCAGCAGTCAGGCAATTGATAAAGATGTTATTTTGAATCTTGGTTGTCGCATCAACAGCAGAGATAAACAAACCAGCACCGGTACAGTTCAGAAATGTGTTGTTGCAAACATTCGTTCCGGTTCTGGTTGTGTTATCAGTAGAGATTCCAACATATGCACTATCTATAATGTTCCCGTAGATCAGAACATTATTAGTAGCAGACGTGATGCAATTCGGAGCACCAAACAATTTATTTCGCCTGATGATTGTGCCTGGTTGATCAATAAAGATACATGCTGTTCCTCCGGTAGAGATCACTTGATAGATAACTGTATTACCTTCAATAATCCCGCCACTACCAGAGCCTGCGCTGGAGACAATAATTCCCTGCTTCTCATTGGTATTGGCATGATCTATATAATTGTTGGCAATGTAGAATGCTCCTGCTGTAGCGCCAACGCCATTAATCTGTATACCGTCACCCGTTAATCTGGCTACGTTAGTGCCAATTCTAGTGAAACGACAGTTTGTTATTCTGGCATTAACGCCTTCTACCCATATCCCGTCATCAGGAACATTATCTACAATACAATTATCTATTTCTGCATCAGAACTCTGCGCCCATATCCCGTCGCAATCACCTGTAGCATTGTCTCCGATGTCATGTATATAGCAGTTTGTGATCCTGACATTAGCAACAGTTCCGCCTGCATAGATACCAAAGTTGGTAACTCCGGGTTGAGATGCCCCATAACATTCAAAGTTATCAATCGTTACATAATTGATATTTGTAAAAACACGAATAGACCATCTTTGCCCAACTGCATTAATCTTTGGCTTGTCACCTGTACCGTATGATCCTAGCTTTACCCGCACCGCACTGGATGTGCCACCAACATTAACTGTGATTGATCCGTTAAATGTCGTGCCACACTTTTGCAGATAATCATTGCCAGCAGCAAATACTACAGAAGCCCATGTGTTATATGGTGTAGCGAGTGATCCATCACCATTCGTTACCTGTGACGGATCAATATATATGGTCGCCATCTTATTCCACGCCGATCACAACAATCGTATATGTGACAGCAGTACCAGCACCACTATTAGCAACCTTAAGCAAATCTGCTGTAGTAGCTGTGATTGCATATCCAGCATCTGGTGCAGTAAGAGTAATACTACCTCCCGGCTTTACTCTCAATACATCAGATACATCACCGAAGAATGATCCAGCTTGAGCAGATGCAGCGCCACCAACCAGAACATCGTTAGTATTGCTCGCAGCAGCAGATACCATCAGTACCTTAACTTTTGTAAAAGCGGTCGTAGTATTGAATGCATTCCCCATGCTGCCACTCAAATCAAGATTCTCTGATGCCGATGCAGTCAGTGTTCTGGTAGCAGTAATGCCCTGATTCGCCTGATACGATCCGGTTCCAGAAGTAAGAACACTTTGATTTATATATGATATTGGATAACTTGCCTGACCGATACTTTGCGTACTTGTCAGTTCGCCCTGAATGGATACAGCTACTGACCCGGTGAAATTCGCCATGTCCTACCTCTACTCAATATAGGTGATTCGATAATCCTGATTACTGCTCCATAGCCCTGTGTCAGCATCGCGTACCGCTACCGGAGAAGATGGTTCACGGGTGATGATCACTACAAACTTTCCTGCTATGGTTTGCTGATGCACAAACTCAAATACACTTTTAATCGCATCGTGTATCTGGTCTACTTCGCCAAGCGTCTTTGCTACCGGGTTGAACTGAACCCGGATATCTATAGGTTCTGTACTTGTATAGTTCATGAACGGTATAGGAACTGAACTAATGAAGTCATATACCAGTGCAGGCATTGCACAACCTTGTGGCAACTGTGCTTGCGCCTTGCGAGTTCCGATCAATGCTGTAATTGCCGGATACTCAAGCAGAGTCTTTACAATCAGGTTGTGTGCGCTCATTTCTTCAGCAATTCTTTATTGACTCTCTTTCTGGCATAAGCAGCCATTTCTCTCAATGCAAGATGCCTTCCAGCATCCAATGCTGGACGCATGAATGGCTTCATTCTTGCTCCCGGATGCATAACTGTTTTTGCAAATATTCCTTGCAGAAATTCCAGCACACTCTCTGGCTTTGCGTTAATTACATGCGGCTGTGTTCCGAACTCAACAAGATGAGCGTGCTTGGCCCCCTTTCCACCAGCCTTGAGTGTTACCTTTAACTCTGACCCTCTCTTGCGTGAGGATATGCGTATGCTCTTTAGCAGCTTTCCTGTTTTAACAGGAACACGCGTCTTGGCTTCTGTTTCAATCACTTTCACACCAGCCCGCAATGCACCACGCATCACATTGGCTTCTATGTTTGCAGGTAGCCTATTGAGTAGCTTCTGGATTTCATCTAATCCAGTTATTGTTACTTCGTTATTGCCCATCTTGCGTACCTTCATTCGCAAGCATTTCAATCATGATGTTTCGCTCATCAATATTCATGACGCTGACAATATTCATGATCCTGCTTCCAGTCGTGATACGCCATCCTGCCATAACTTGAGTATTCAAGAATTCATTCCTGTATCGCATGGTGACTTTATGAGTGACGATCATGCTTTGAGCATTCGATCTCACGAACTCTGAAGCGCTCATTGGTTGTACTTGTGCAGGTTCGTCTGCCAGAACAGTTACCCATCCTGCAGACTCTTGGCCGTAATCATCAAGCGTTACAACCTTCTTCTGGATGGTTACTCTCTGCCGTAGATTACCTGCCCTTACTGGTTTCATATTTCATAGACTTTGAAATGATCCAGCAAACCATTAGCAGCAAATTCACCAACAATCGTTCCAATAACAAGCGATTCTCTATTTGCAAACATGTTTCCAATCTGCAGCATCATCCATTGCTTAACCACTCTAGGTACATTTGCCGCATTGATATATCCAGACTGATACCTAACCACTACAGAGTTCGCTCTGCCATCTTGTGTAGACGGGAAAGACTTTCCCGGCATTGGCAAACACCAGTGAGCGCTTGTACCTGCTGCGTTATCCAGCATATAGTCTTGCGGATCGAGTGTTTTCTGTACGCCTGCAGTGTCGTAGTACGTCACGCTGATGATTGACGTTACATTCGGCCGAAGAATGATCGTGTCCGGGAAGTAATCTCTTGTTGCTTCGCGTGTCTGACTTATCATGCAGCGCTTGGTTAATCCTTCTGCCGCTTCCCTTGCAAACGTAATCAGCCCTGTTATGTAGTTGTCCTGATCAGCAGCGGTGTACTGCAAATGCTCTTTCGCTTCTGCAAGAGTAATCGGTTCAATTGTCGGAGCTGCAACCAGTTTATCTATCATCAGTGTGTATACCGTTTCTGTATCTGCGTTCTGATTCGAGAACCATAATGTTTTCTGGCAACTGTTCCAATTCCATCTGGCGCTCTGGTATATGTAGTTACTGCCAGAAGGTCTGCATATCCTGTCGTGGTACATGCACCATTCGCAGCAAGTCGTATCCCTGTTGTCAGGAAAGCTGTGCCAGTAGTTACCGAGAATCCCGCTGCAGATAATCCTGCTGAACCTGTATTCAGATTAGCCGTTCCGGTTGATACTGCATTGCCGGAAGCCAGCAGCGTGATCTGTGTTGTAAGACTGGCGAATCCTGTTGTAACTGACTGCCCAGTTGCAGATAGTCCAGCAGATCCAGTTGTCAGACTTGCAGATCCTGTTGCTACTGAACTTCCTGATGCTGAAAGCGATATTGCTGTTAGCAGGCCACCTGTTCCGGTAGTGATAGCATTACCAGAACCAGACAGGGATATACCTGTTAGCAGGCTCGCCGTACCAGTAGCTACCGAACTACCACTTGCAGATAATCCAGCGCCAGCAGAAAGGTTAGCCGTGCCTGTAGTAACAGCATTACCTGATGCAGCTAGCTTTATGCTTGTCGCAAGTGCTGCCATTCCGGTAGCTACTGCAATCCCAGAAGCGGCAAGATTTATGCTGGTAGATAAGTTAGCGATACCAGTTGCTACCGATGATCCGCTTGCGCCAAGTAAAGCACCACCAGCCGCAACACCCTCTATATATAGATGGGCAAGATAAGTCTGGTTTGTTCCATTGCCAAGCTTGAAACGGGCAATCTGTGATGCAAACGTCTTGGTTACTTTGGTGTTGCCAGCAGGCCATGCCGCCGCTGTTAGTTCTGCATCGGTCGCATCCCGAAACTTTCCGCCTGCCGTTGTACCGTTTGCAACCAGAATTCCGAGTGACGTAGTATCGTCAAACAGTTCAATCTTGAGACCGGAACGTGCATATGAATTATCACCAGCAGCAATGCGTATATCGTGTGAACCAGAATTTGGCAGGTCTACCCGATACGTCAGAACATCTGATGCGGTTGTGTTAAAGCAAGTTCCCGCCAGGCGAGTATCTATACTTGTACTGCGGTTTCGTGTCTGCGGGCCGCTAGTTCCGACCACTTCCCAGCCAACAGTAAATCCCTGCGGTGTTGTCCTCGGGTAATTTGCTGGAGTACCAAATAAAATCTCATACGTATGATCTGTGCCATCTGTGACGTATCCAGCAGTATTTCGGAAATTAATACCCTGCTTGATCGGCATGATGATTACTCAATAGGCCAGAGAGACACCGGTTTGTCTATATAAGCCAGAATCTGGTCACAAGCGGTTATAATGGCCGCATAGCTTGATTTGTCTATAGTTACAAGCTGATTGGCTACCGTATTAAATGGTGTCATCAGGCTGGTAAACTCGGCAGCAGTTCCACCCCATACCGTCCACAGCGCAACCACTGCATTCCATGCAGAAGTATTCGCCTGTAATGTCGGAAGCCATCCTAGCCGTGTCTGATACGCTGTTGCTGCGGAACTCATATCACCAGCAATACTGGCAACCGTTGCAGATTGAGCTTGTGCCAAAGCCTTCCATGCCAGCGCATTCAACCTGAAGTCAGACTGCAATCCGTTCAGGTTTACAGATACCTGCGTCATGATATTTAATGCCTGCAAGCGAGTGAAAGGAACGGCCATTACTCGCCCCTCTCTATCCAGCCATCACCCCACATGCACAGCACTTCTCCGATTTCATCATCACGTGCATGGATCAGTGTGAACTTGTGCTTGTAGTACTTTGGAATAGTGATGCGGTTCCCGATTGATCTGGTTGATCCAAGATCAGGTGCACCCATAACAAATCGCTCACGGGCCCCATCAGGGGATTCTGTCTCTACTTCAAAAATCCCCTGCGTTACCAGAGCAACATGGTCATAACTATGCTCATGCAGCGGGATAACAGAATCAATCCCTGTTACCACATTAGAACGAAACTGTATCCCGCACTCTGCATACATATTTATGACGCGGCTTCCGTCACGCTCAATGCAATCAATGCAGGACATTAATTATCTTCTTGCATCGTGAATGATCCTGCTGGGAAACTTGGAGCAGAATCACCGTTGTTGATTGTCTTGCTAGCGGTCAACGCACCGTAATAGGTCATATTTCCACCGGATGCCGCATCGAACACAGCCCAGTGCGTCACCACTCCCCAGTTAGCTGTAGGGGCAGGGAATGTAATTGCAACATTGTTGCTGGTAGTGCCAGATGTTCCTGTGCTTGCCGTAGTTGTTCCTGCTCCTTGCGTACCTGCAAAGTTAGCCAATGAGCATGTAACTGCTACCCGTGCATAACTACCACCAGTTACTTCAGTTCCGGTTCCTGTTTCAGTAGATGCCGCAGTAAACAATGCAAAATAAGCGGTAGTAGGCGTATATGCCTGACCACGCCAGAGACTGTCGATGCACTTGTTTTCCATAAAGTCTGTTTTCGATGCCATTGCTAACCCTCCATATTTTCGGCATACGCAACTGCATCCGGGTCGGCATCAACTACGCCTATCTCTTGCAGCTTCGTCATCAATTCCTGTTCAAGCTCAATCACCTCTCCGGGCTGGTATGTTTTTCCTTCAAACACCCAAGCAGAGAGCACACGCGCCCTTCCGGGCCGTTCCGTTTTTTTCTTCATGATTTTTTGGCAATAAAAAAGGGAGCCGAAGCTCCCTTGTTTTGAAGTGACTTAAGTATTAAGTAGCGCTGTGCTGATACAGTTTTACTGCTGCGGTATCCAGCAAGTTTCCACCGGTACGCGCCCATGCCAGAAAGCCAACCTGCCCCTTTGATGCGAACGGCGAATCATCGAATCGGAACAGAGTAAACTGCATCGCGTCACGGATTTGATACTTGCTGAAGTCGCCGAATGCAATCGACTTGGCATTGGCAGCAGGCACAGGCATATCGTTGTTGATTTGAACAGCGTATCCAAGTACGTTATCTACCAGAGCACCAGCGATACCAGCGTCATAGCTTGGTGTCCAGATCGGACGACCACTGGTGTCCTTGATCTTGCGAATAACCTTGCGTACAGATTGCGAGAACATGAACTTAAAGTTAGCTTCATGGTACGCAATATCCACTGAATCAATCAGATCAACCAAATCGTCGTAAATGACTGTCAGTGTCTGACCAGTTGTACCTGTCTTGCCAACGGTTGCAGCGGTAACCAATCCACGCGGCTGTGCAGCACCAGTACCAGTCGTGAAACCGACATTGCTGATGCGACCAATACGATCCGTCAGGCGCTGGCGAACCAGTCCTTCAATGTCAATATTGGCGTCTTGCAGCAGTTCAATAGGAATCGTGATGATCTTGGACGATGCTTTGAACACGTTCAATGCAACGGTTCCGAAAGTAGGATCAGCAGAATTGGCGGCCACGTTTTCAGCAACCCACTCACCAGTCTCTGATGTTCCGTCAGTCGTCGGGAAGTTCATCGGATTTCCTTGAGCGGTCGTAATCTGGCTGGCTACATTCCGCATACCTGCGTAGCTTTTCAGCGCATCAACATAAGCCGAAGCAATCTCGGTCTGAACGGTAAAGCCACCTTCAGAACCAGTCGTTGTGCTCGTAGTGTTGACGATCTTCCATTCTTCTGGGGTGATAGCCTTGAATCCATCGCGCAGAAACTTCTTGTAAATGGCACGATGTGGGGTATCTTTCTTCTCATCCTTGACTTCGCGCTCGATCACAACGTCAGCAGCATTTTCCATGTTGACCTTATGCGCCTGAATTTGCGAATCCAGCAATTCGATTTTGTCAGCGATAGAATCAAAAGATTCTTTTTCCTCTTTAGTCCAAATCTTTCCGCCAGCTTTTTCCAGCATAGCGTTAGCCTGACGTGCGTATTCCTGACGATGACCAGTCAATTCTTTCATTGCGGTAATATCCATTTTCAACAATCTCCTATATAAAATTAATTAGCGTATGCCAAGCAACTGCAATCGCTTCTCTGCGTTCGCCTGTACTTCCTGCCACTCATTGACGTTAAAGTCTGCTGCTGGCTTTGGCGCATTGTCATAAACAGATAAATCGAATCTGTTGCTGGCAATATTTCCTTCCACAACGGAATCGGCGAATCCCATTGCTACTGCTTCCTCTGCATTCATCCACGTCTCAGCATTCATCAGCGCTGCGATCTCTTCAGCAGGCTTACCTGTCTTGCTGACGTAGTCATTGATAATTGTCTGGTCAATCTTGTCCAGCAGGCTTGCCATCTTGGTCATGTCTGCTTTATTCCCGACAGCAATACCCCAAGCGTTGTGCACCATGAACATTGATCCGGTAGCGATATTCAGCTTGTTGGCTGATGTGGCAACATACGTTGCAGCACTGGCCGCAAGACCGTCAACGTAGGAAGTGACATTGCCATGCGCCTTGATAGCCGTGGCCATCGCCCTTGCTTCGAATACATCACCGCCTGGACTATTGATTCGCAGATTGACTGTTTTGCCTTTTGCTGACTCCAGTGCCTGAATCAGGGTCATGGCGCTGATGCCGTAGTACCCGGACGAATCAATCGCGTCATACAGGTAAATGGTTGTTGCCGTGTCCGTAGACTCAGCGCGTAGTTCAGGCTTGCTGGTTGTCTGGCCCCGCATTAGTGCCAGTATCTTTTGGTTCATTAGCCCCTCCAATCGGGTCATAAATTTCATCACCGCCGGCAATTGACGGCAGGTTGTTAATCTTTCTGATCTCGTTAAGCGTCATCCATCCCGGCCCTTGTGATCCGCCTCTAGCCTGACGCAATGATTCTCCCTCTGCCTTGGCATCGCCTTTCAGCAAACCTTTCAGATTGAATTCGACAAACATATCGCTCTGTGTATCGAACAGTTTTCTATTCAGTTCGTCCTGAATGCGCTTCAAGTATCGCGAGAGAGTGAACCGGACAAAGCCGATGGTCATCTGCTCGATACCGGTACCCCATGAAGTGGTTGTTTCCTGTGCGCCGATCATGAACGGCGGCACACCGAACGCTCTGGCAATGTCGATAACCTGATACTTGCGACTGGCAAGAAGCTCTGCATCTACTGAAGACATGCTCAATTCCTGCACATCCATTCCTTCAGTAAGCACCATTGGTGATCCGTAATTCGATATTCCGGTGTACTTCTCTTTCCAGCGATTACGCAATGCCTGAACCTGTTCCTCAGTGAGTACCCCGGGAGCCTTCAGCGCGTGCTTGGTTGTCACACCATTACTGAAGAAATTCTCGCTGTGATTGTCTGAAGCGATAGCGATACGAATAGATGAAGCGGCATCACTGATTACCGATCTGCTTGTGCCAGTAGTTCCGTCATATCCTGCACCCGGTATATGCAACATACGGAAGTCAGGTATTACCCGTTCCTTCTTGCTTCCGACAACCTTATAAATAATGTGCCCGTCTTCCAGAACCACCGGAGTTACCGTAGCCGGGTGCAATGGAACAAGTCTTGATACATTACCGAAGCCATCACGGATGATCTCTGTATAAGCATCGCCACGTAACGCTACGCATCTGATCCACCACTCAACCATTGCCGATGCTGTCCATGCAGGGCATGGCTCTACATTCAGTAATGTGGATAGCGGTGTCTTTACCCTCTCCCGATCTTCTTCACCAATATTCCGGTATATATGTATCGGAAGGCTTGCAATAGTTCCGCCCAGTATCTGGATACATGCCGATACTGCGGATACCTGCATGGCGGTCTGTTCGTTTACTGCTATGCTCCCAGCATTTACACCGAACAGTTCCAATACCTTCGGATCTCCGGAAATGACCAGCGTAGAATCATTGCGGAAAGCAGACTTCACGCGCCCGACAAGACGCTGAAAGAATCCTTGCTTTTCCATTACAGAACGACAAACCCTTGCTTCATGATGCGAGTATCTTCTTCCTTCAATGCCACAGCCCTTGCCATAGCCATGAACGCAGCAATACCGCCGTCAATTTTCTGATGTGCTTTCTGCTTCACTGGAATCATCAATCCTTTCTTGCTAGGCTTGCCAACCATATTGGAAAAGCACCAGTTAGTTATCTCATTCCCATCATGATGAAACCGGCCATCTTTCAAGGCGGCTGTCAGTTCATCAACAGGTACGGCAAAGTTGGTAGAATTCTGAATAAACTCAACGCATTCAATACCTTCCTCCATATACTGCTGTACCATATGGGTAGCATTGAACGGGTCGTATACGATCTCTGTAGGCTTGTACTCAGCAGCAAGCAACAGGGTTTCTGCTATGATCTGGTCGAAGTCGACAGTCGCACCATCAGTCTGTGTGAGCAGGCCCATCTTCACCCACTTCACATAACTTGACCGGTTCGTTCCGTATTCCTCAATCGCGTCTTCCGGTAGCCAGTACTTTCCGAACAGGTAGTAATGTGGCTGTCCATTCACCTGCTTCCTGAACAGGATCTGCAGCGTAGAAAGGTCAACCTTGCTGGCCAGATCAAATGCAAACCAGCAATCTTCACCCTTCAATTCATCCATGCTCAGCATCGGATCTGCTGCTAATGTCCACAGCTGCATGTTCACCAGCCCGGACATAACATTCGTCCAGACATTCAGATGCTTCGTCTTAAACTTGTTTTGCTGTACCGGATTGAGTAGCGCCTGACGCTGTTGCGCTTGCAGCCATTCTTCTTCTACCGATACACCATAGTTCGGGTTTGCCTTGATTAACGACTTAGGATCAGACCAGTCGTCATCGTCATCTATCCCGTAAATACAACCATATAGCTGATTATTCTCAAGTGTTTTATCAAGTACTTTCCGTACTTCATCATGCTTGTCATGGCATGGCCCGGCTATGTTCGCCCCGGCCGTTGTAATGATTACGATCATGGGCTGCTCACGCGCACCCATACCCGTCTCCATCGTGTCGTACAGGATAGGCGTGTTGTGCTCGTGGTATTCGTCAATGATCGCGCAGGACGGACTTGCACCGTCACCCGGATTGCCAATCACCGGCTCGAACTTGCTTGCGTCTCGAAACCGAACCAGTGTCTTGGCGTTAACAGACACGCCCAACACATCTGCGAATTCTTTATTCAGCAGCATCATCTGTCTGGCCGGCTTGAATACTTCCCATGCCTGCCGCTCTGACGTTGCACCTGAATACACTTCACCACCATGCTCTCCGTCAGCGGTCAGCATGTACAGCCCGATACCTGCAGCTATCGTAGACTTGGCATTCTTTCTAGGCACTTCCAGATAGATGACGTTGAACCGTCTCTTGCCATTAGCCTTCTTCTTCCAGCCAAACGGAACAATGATCTGGAAGCATTGCCATGGCTCCAGCTTGATGTCCTCATTCTTGGCAGCCCACTTACCTTTGATGTGCGGCAGGTTCTCAATGAACCTGCATACCCTAGCTCCAGCGTCAGCATCAAACGTATACGGGTATTGCTTCTGTTTTGTTGCCTGCAGGTCATCAATATGACGCTGCACTGCCAGCTTTACATACTTGCTTGCCGGCACCTTCCCGGACAAAACATCAGCACAGTACTGTTCGGCCAGATTTGCATGATCACGCGAATTCTTGATATGGGCTTTGCTCATCTTTCTTCTTGGCTTGTACCCGCGAACGGTCAGATGGTGTCATACCGAGCTTCCCGAGCAATGACTCGATACGGGCAAATACCTTGATATCTATCTCTGTTGTGGATCTCGATAACGCCAGCGTCCTTGCCAGCGCTTCCACTACAATCCTATCTGCGTAACACAGCACTCCCGGATACGATATTTCTATGATGTAGTTCCAGCATTCCAATTCTTCAGGAGTAAGTGACTCTGGAGCATTCCCGATTTCACCGTTATGTGCAGGCTCATTCTTTCTATCAGCCAGCCTGCCAGCGTTATGCTTCAAAGAACCATTTAATTTCAATACATTAGTTGGCTTTCTTATGTTAGGCATAAATATCGTTTAGAATCAATGATATATAATTTCTTATGTCTGGAATATGACCGCATGAAAACAATAATATTGTTTAAAATAAATAATTTAAAGTGAGTATATGAAAATGTGGT